CCTCCTGCGGAAAGTGATATGGCTAGTGAACCCGCTCCTGATATGGGTGGTGAACCCGCTCCTGATATGGGTGGTGAACCCGCTCCTGATATGGGTGGTGAACCCGCTCCTGATATGGGTGGTGAAGAATCTTCAGGGAGTGGTGAGTCTAAAAGATCTGACTACATGGCAGAAGTTCAAAAATTTGCAGGTAAATTAGGTCAAGAACTCAGAGATCAAAAAGAAAGATTGGAAAGTGATGATATAAAATATGTTTTGAATATGGTTATATCTGCAGTTGACTTGGAAAAGTTAGACTTAGAAGATTTAGAAGAAATAGGTAAAAAATTTGAAAGAGAGAATGAAGAAGGTGGTGAAGATATGGGTTCTGAAGAACCTGAAAAGCCAGCTGCAGAAGAGCCTGCCTCATCTGAAGAACCATCTGCAGAGGAAAATTTAGGTGAGAAAGATGGTTTAAAATCTTTAGAAGAGTTAATCAACACGCCATTACAAACACATGAAGTTAATATTGATCAATTTGATGATTTGAGTGAAGGAGATGATCAAGATGATATCAAAGAAGTCGATTTTGAAAAAATGAAAAATGAAATTAATCAAGCAATTGGTGAAAAATTAAGTAAATATTTTAACTAAAAATGAACCTGATCTTTGTCAATGAAATCGGATCCGATTATAAAGGTCAAAAACAATATGAGTTTATTTTCAGTGATTCATCTGAACTTGACATAGAGGAATGGTTTGTAATTCCCGCATCTGCGGTCTCACAATCAAAATCACCAAGTATAGAATATGTGGATTTGGTTGGTTTATTAAAAAATAGTTATATACAATTAGAATTAGTTCAAAACTCCGATTACTTTGGAGTCATTGATGCTGTGGATGGTGTGGTGGCACTTGCTTGGGAAAAATTTGATTTTGAAAATCAAGATGAAAGATTAACTTTTAAGTTTGGTGAATCAGTTGATTCAGTTACAAAAAAATTGAAAAATAAAGGATATAATCTTTTAAAAGAAGAAATTAAATTTAAAAATATATGAAAAGATCAGATGTGGTTAAAAGTCTTGTTAAGGAAGGACTTTCAGAAAAAACATTAGTTAATTTTAGTGATAAACAATTAATGTCTTTAAAGGAAAGAATAATTGTAAAGCCAGAACATTTAGGTAATCCTAATATCAAAAATTTGGTATCTGATCCAAATATACAAGTTCAAGTTGATGAAAAATCTTCTGATAATATGACTATGTCATGGTTTAAAACTGAGATGGAAAAAAAATTAGGAAGAAAGGTAACAGATGAGGAAGTTAAAGCGGCTATAAAGAAATTGATTGATACTCCTGTTAAGAGAATAGATAGTAGTGAAAAACAAAAAGAAATTAATGAGACTAAATCATTTGCTGGTTTATCTAAAGAAAAGAAAAGTAAAAATGTTAAAAAAGTAATGAAAGGTGATGATACTGTAAAAAAAAGTAAAGGGTTTCAAAAAATAAAAAATAAAGCAGAAAAAAGCGGTGCAAAAAATTCAAAATCTGTAGCAACCACTGCAATCTTGAAAAACGTAAAAGAGGGTGAAAATTTTACAAAAAATGTTATAAATGATGATTCTATTCGGAAAAATTCCGAATTAACAAAAAAATGGGTTAAGAGTTTAGCTGAAAATACTTTCCATAGTTTCACTTCAAAAAATGAAATTATGGAATTGATAAAAACTAAATTAAATGAAGTTGAAGTTGGTCCTAATGTAAAAAAAGGACATAATGGTATTCCTGAATTTATGACATATGACTCAATAAAAAAGTCTAATGTTGGGAAAACTCAAGATGCTATGGAATCAACCACAACTAAACCAAAAACTAAACCAAAAACTAACCCAACAACAAAGCCTGGTGATAAACCAAAAACTCCATATCAACCAGGACCCGGAAAAAACCCTAAACCAAAGGCATTAAAAGAATCAAAATAATGATTTCTAAAAAAAATTTGTTATCTTTAGTAAGAAAAAATTTGAAAGAGATGGCAATGGATTTCGATTCACCAGATAGACCGGATCAAGGTTTACAAAATAAGTTGGCTAGTGGTGATACACCGTTAAGAAAAATTCCGTTACCATCAACAGGACAAGAACCCAACAAAAACTTCCAAGAATTATTGGCATCAGAAAGATACAGACAAGTTGTTGGTAATTTTAGAAGATATACAGGATCTGATGTTCAACTGAGTGGAACCAATAACATGGGACCCTTAATGATGATGATGTTAGATGCACATAACACAATTGTAAACTTAGAACAAAATCACAGATCAGAATTGGAAAATTTAGCGATCGAATTGGTGATGAAAGAAATGGGAATTCCTGAAGGTTCTATAGAATTTGACGCAAAAATTGTTGGTATGGGTGAAATTGATTCAAGTGATTTTAATAGAGAACAAGGTCAACAACAAAACCCTCAACAAGTTGATATCGAGACGGAACAAAATTTATTTAACGAATTACAAAATTTAGATTTAGAAAAGGCAAAAAGAAGACTTATTAACAATATAATACAAGGAGCGTCAAAAAAGGGTCATTACATGTATCACTTAGTAAGTGATAAAATTGGTGAAATAACTGGATCTGATCAGTTATTGAATTTGTATGGAATAATGATGTCAATAAATGATATAAATTATTGGCAGTTAAGTGATGAACAAATTAAGGGGATGGGTAATAGTGTTGCGGGTAAAGAAAGTGTTGAGAGACCTGAGGATGAGGATGGTAAAGCAAAAGTTGTTGCAAGAGGTATTAATTTTCCGGTTTTAGTTCATGAATTAATAAAAGGAGTTTTAGAATTATTTGCAATTCAAGGAAGACCTGAGGGTGATGAGGGTTTTGAAGATGTTGAACAATCAGAAGACACATTAGAAAAAGAAATGTGGGATCTTAGATTAGGTCCAGCTATATGGGATAGAATCAGATCTCAATTTCCTGAAGAAATCGTAACAGATGAAAATAAAGTTGAATTACAAAATTATTTGTTAGTGGAAATTTTCAAATTACCTGCTAAACAAATGTTGATATTAATGAAAGAAGTAATATCTGGTTCAGAAAAGGGAAAAGAATTAATGGGTAAAATATTAATCGGTATACAAAAGATGTTCAACGATGAAAATTATGAAGACGTAATGTCTAAATTTCATGATGAATTAGAATCTATGGAAAATGAAGTTTCAGATAAAGACCTTGGTAATTTCTTAAGTAATTTAGGTATAGGATTGAGTTCTGATGATGAAGAAGATGATGAAGACGATGGTGGCGAATTAGTTCCTAGAAAATAAGTATAAGGTGGTTTATCCACCTTTTTTTGTATTTATAAGTATGAATACTAAAATAGAACAATTAAAAGAATATGCTCGTATCATAAAAGATGCTCCATATGCTTTAAAAACATATTTACAAACTTACGATAATACACAAAAAAAATATGTTCCGTTAGAATTGTTTCCTGATCAAATACAATTAATAAAAGATTACGAAGAATTTAATGAGAATATTACAAGAAAATATAGACAAGCTGGTGTATCAACTGTAACCGCCGCTTGGATTTCGAAAAAATTACAAACTGCAAAACCCGAAAATCCTGAAAGGGTTTTGATTATTGCAAACAAAAGAGATACCGCTATTGAGATGGCAAATAAGGTTCGCCATTTTTTAGATCAGTGGCCTGATTGGATTAATGTTGGTTTCCATCCTGATAAAAATTCTGAAAGTAGATTTAGATTAAATAATGGTTGTGAAGTTAAAGCGGTCGCAACTTCATCAGATGCCTTACGTGGTTATACACCAACAATTCTTATATTTGATGAGGCCGCATATATTGAAGCAGGTGAAGACTTTTGGGCTGCATCAATGGCGTCATTATCAACAGGTGGTAAAATTATATTAATTTCTACACCAAATGGTTATGATCAAATATACTTCGGTGTATATGACCAAGCAATACGTGGAAAAAACGATTTTCATATAACAGAATTGAGATGGTTTAAAGATCCTCGTTATACAAAAGATTTAAAATGGATTAAATGTAATGATATTGTTCATTATATGTTAAATAGAGAACAATATAATGATGATGAGGTTGTTATTCATGATTATGAAATAGAAAAATATCGAGAGTATGAAGAAATGGGATATAAACCATTTTCATCTTGGTTTGAATCAATGGCGAAAAAATTTAAATACGATAGACGTAAAATTGCTCAAGAAATTGAGTGTGACTTTTTAGGTTCAGGAGATGGTATTATACCTTCCGATATTCAGGATAATATAGCTAAGAATATGATTAGACAACCTATAGAAAAATATATGCAAGGAACTTTATGGCAATGGAAAGAACCCATAGCGGGTCATCGTTATATTATGGGTGTTGATGTTAGTAGAGGTGATAGTGAAGATTTTTCATCTATTAATATTGTAGATTTTGATGAAAGAGAACAAGTTTTAGAGTACATAGGTAAAATACCACCAGATGATTTAGCTGCAGTTGCATATAAATGGGGTGTTTTATATGATTCTTTTATTGTTGTTGATATAACCGGTGGTATGGGAATTGCAACTTCAAGAAAATTGCAAGAGATGAATTATAAAAATTTATTTATTGATGGAATAAACGTTCAAAATGTTTGGGAATGGGACAAGAAGAAATTAGAAAAAATACCCGGTATTAATTTTAATAATAAGAGAACACAAATAATTGCAGCATTTGAGGAACAAGTTAGAAAGGGTTTTATAATCAGATCAAATAGATTATTGAATGAACTTAATACTTTTGTTTATATAAATGGTAGGCCTGATCATATGAAAGGTTCACATGACGATTCTATTATGAGTTTATCTATAGCTCTTTATGCTGGTGATATATCATTTAATCAATTACAAAGAAATACTGCAAAAAATATTGCTATGATGGAATCATGGACTTTAGCAGAAAGAACATATGAACCAAATAAATCATTTTATTCTTATGGAACCGCTTTTGACCAAATAGGTCCGATGCAGATGAATAATAATGGGACTTATTATCCAAACAAAACAAACAGTCTTTCTAAAAACTTATATCAAGAATATAGTTGGTTATTTTCAAAACCAAAATAATCTTTTTAATTTAGGTAATTAAGTTTATATTCTAAAAAAAACTATTTATATACATGGCGGATCTAAATTTGACAGTTTTTCAGAAATTAACGAGAATGTTTGGATTTCCTGGTCAAAGTAAACCAGAAAAAACTCCTTCTTTTAATTTTAGTAAAGATGAATTATTAAAAACTGATAACAGAGAAGAATTTCAAAAACAACTTCTTCAAGCACAACAATCTCAATATATTTCGGACAAGTGGACAAAACTTGACCAATCGCTTTACAATCAATCGGTTTATTATGAGCCTAATAGATTGGCTGCGTATTATGACTATGAATCTATGGAGTTCACACCAGAAATATCCGCATCACTTGACATTTATGCAGAGGAGTCTACTACATTATCTGAAAAGGGTGATATATTAACAATCTATTCTGAATCGGATAGAGTTAAATCTATTTTAGAAGATTTATTTAATGATAGATTAGATATCAATACAAATTTACAAATGTGGGCTCGTGGATTGTGTAAGTATGGTGATAATTTTGTTTATTTGAAAATTGATCCACAAAAAGGTATCGTAGGATGTCAACAATTACCGAATATTGAAATTGAAAGAGTTGAGGGTGCAACTTCAAAACCTGTGTCTGATACAGAAAAAACACCGAATCGTGAATTAAGATTTATGTGGAAAAACAAAGACATAGAATTTCAGGCATGGGAAATTGGACATTTTAGATTATTGGGTGATGATAGAAAACTTCCATATGGGACTTCTATGTTAGATAAGATTAGAAGAATATGGAAACAACTTTTACTTGCTGAAGATGCAATGTTAATTTACAGAACATCAAGAGCACCCGAAAGAAGAGTCTTCAAAATATTTGTTGGTAATATGGACGATAAGGATATTGAACCTTATGTTCAACGTGTTGCAAATAAATTTAAAAGAGATCAAATTTCTGATCCAAGAACAGGTCAAGTTGATATGAGATATAATCAAATGGCTGTAGATCAGGATTTCTTTATTCCTGTAAGAGACCCTGCACAATCAAATCCAATTGAAACATTGGCTGGTGCACAGAACTTAGGTGAAATTGCCGATATTGAATACATTCAAAAGAAACTTTTAGCTGCATTAAGAATACCTAAAGCATTTTTAGGTTTTGAAGAAGTTGTTGGTGAAGGTAAAAGTTTAGCGTTAATGGATATTCGTTTTGCAAGAACTATTAACAGAATACAAAAATCATTAATTCAAGAATTGAATAAAATAGCATTAGTTCACCTTTATCTCTTAGGATTGGAAGATGAATTAAATAATTTTTCATTATCGTTAACTAATCCATCTGCACAATCTGATTTGTTACGTCTTGAACAGTGGAAGGAAAAAATAACACTATATAAAGACGCTACTTCAGACCAATCTCAAATAGGTATATTACCGGTTTCTCATACATGGGCAAAGAAAAATATTCTTGGTTTGAGTGATAACGAAGTAATATTGGATCTACAACAACAACGTCTTGAAAGAGCAATGGGATTTGAATTAACAAATACACAAAATGTAATTAAACGTAGTGGAATTTTCGATGAGGTTGACTCTAAGTATGGTATACCCGAAGAAGAAAGGAAGAAAATGGAAGATGCAGGTGGGGCAGCACCTTCTGCAGGAGGAATGGCACCAGATGGGGCAGTACCAACAATTCCACCAGCAGGTGGAAGTGAACCTTTAAGTGAAACAAAAAAATCAAAAATATTAGGTATGTTGGGAAAAGAAAATTTGAAATTTGAAGATTTATTTGACATGGATAAAGCCCAACACAATATTTATGAAATAGAAACAAAAATAAAAGACATATTAAACGATTAGAAATGAATACTTTTGGCTCAGTTAAAACAAAAATATTACAAAAATTATTGGAATCTTACAGATCTCAAAATAAAGATGAAATGAAAGACATTATTAAAACTATAAGTTCAAATAAGGATTTCAAAGAAATGTATTTGTTTTATGAAGAAGTGGAGAATAAATATATTGGAGATAATGATGTTGCCAGAATATATGTAGAGGAACTCACATCAATTTTAAAAAATAAGTTCATTACAATAAAAGAATTTTGTAAGACATTAAATGAAAAAATTGGTGATGTAGAGATATCAGAAAATGAATTATATACAAATTTAGATCAATTATTATTAGAGGATAGTTTAACGAATATAGAAAATAAAGTTATCGCCAAAAGAAAACTTTATGAACATTTAACAACAGTAAAAGAAGTTACTAATGTAAGTAAAAATTTACACACTATTCATGAAAATTTATTGAATTCAGTGTTGGCAAATAATTTTAATGTATTATATAGTAATTCATTAAACGAGGAACAAAAAACACTTTTGAAATCTATATTATCATTATCTACTGATGAATTGAAAACTAAATTAAGTGAAGTTAAAGAATCACTTATTACAAAAATAGATTTATTATTAGTTGAATCAACAGACGATACATTTAAATCAAAACTTCAAAATGTAAAAAGTGAGGTATCTAATATGGATACATCGAAATTTAACTACTATAGATTACTTGAATTAAAAAATGATCTAAATTAAGGTTATTTTTTAATTTTTTGAATGTAAATCGCTTTTAGAATTTCTTCCCTTCTTTTGACAGATTGTTTCACATATGTTTGTCTTTCTCTTAACATTTGAATCTGTTTTGTTCTTTGAACCTTTTGTTTATAAATTCTTAATGCAGACTCAATGTTTTTTTCTTTATTAACTTCAACTATGATCATATCAATAATTATATTACAAATATATTAAAAATTTTTTTGTTTTTAAAATATTATTTAGTATATTTTAAAAGCACCATAAAATATATAATATGAAATATTGATGAAAACAGGAAAGTATATCCATTTAGGATCATACAAAAACGTGAAGATTGGCTACGGAACAGTAGACTATAAAAATTTAAAAACAATTTATTTAAAATTAAATTCTTGGTTAAAAC